GTTCTGGATAAATCTGATTATAGTCGACAGGTAGAGTTTGCTCCTGCCCACTAGCTACTTGCTGGGGGAGGGTGCCTTTGCTAAACCTGATACGAAAAAATCATTATACTGGCTATACAAAACATGCACAAACAGTTCTACAATAACAGAGATGCCTAGCTCGTCCATCTTATTAGAAAGGATCTTTTCGCCATCGATACGTGCTTGTTGTGTAAAGTGCATTACATAGTGACGCGCATTTGCTGCATCCTCTGCTCCCATAATTGCGATCATTGCCGCTGGAACATTCTTAGTAGTTGCTATGTTAATGACTTCATCTTGACCAAGTACTTTACATACTTTGGTAAGGTTCTCAAACTGGACATTTGCTGGCCAATTTGGGATATAAATTGTGCGACCGTCTTCTAACTGGTCTGTGTAACCTTCGTTCATAGTATTCTCCGTAAACTATAAAAGCCCTGCCCAGTGTTGGACAGAGCTATTTTCACTAACCTAAGTTAACGCCATCACCGCCATTATCACGATCAAAGACTACTGACTCAAACGTAAGAACCCAAGTGATTGTGTTCATAGTCTGGCCACGGCTCATAGCTGGCATCGCCAGAATTACTCCGTTGTTTAGCTGCGCTTTATCAGCACCCATGTTATCAACTAGCTTAGCTTGAATAGGAGTGACTAGTGCGCCATCTGCATCTGCTTGTGCTTGGAAGAAGTTTGCCCAGTCCTGAAGATATTTATTCTCAGGAGCGTTCATGAGTACTGGGAACGTTAAGTCGCCAGCTCGGATACGTTGCATGTTGACAACCATATCACCATACGCACCAAAGGTAGTAGTAGCAATAGGTGCTCGACGCATTACGTTAATTAGGTTTTCGCCCGTAGAAAAACCTTCCACCTTAAAAGATGCAGGGTTAGAATTGCCCGGATAGTCGGCCTCAATAATGAGGTCAACGTTAGCAAAGCTATATTGATACATATTGTATATTCCTTATTCTGAGAATTCGCCAGACACAAGCACTTCGTGTAGAGCACCAGCACCAACCATCTTGAAAGATAGGCCAGCATATAGACGGTTCGACTTGTCACTTGATGGAACATCAGCTAAAGGAACAGAGTATACTTCAAAGCCTTCCGGTAGATATGTTCCATCAGGAAGATAGCCCGGCCCACACAAACCATTACGAACAGCAGCAGTCAAGCTTCGCTCAAGAACACCAACAACAGTATTGATACCAGTTTGCGTATAAGGAATCTTAGTATTGGATTGGTACAGAAGGTTGAACAAGTCAACTTCACAACGATTCTCTAGCCATAGAATACCATGAGTAGTGTCTAACCAAGAACCATTAGCCATACGCGAGTCTGTATAAGCATTGACAGTCTTACCTATCTTAACAACAGCAGAAGCGAAGTAGCCACGTAGTGCAGCAAACTCAGATGGAGTTAGGTCTTCAGCAGATACGCCGGGCATTTGCTTAAGGTTCAATGTGATTGTAGAACCAATTGAAGAGAAGTTTACAGATGCAGCACGACCAAATACAGAGGCACTTGGATAAGAGTCAACAGTACGTGAAAACGTGGTCAATGTAAATCGTAGTGTCTTATCTTTCAAGACATTGGCAATACAATTGTTGCTACCAGATACAAGCGTAGTTAAATCATTTGTAGTGTTGCAGAAGATCTTCTTAGATCCTTCAGCCCAATCAGCAATGTCAGTAGTCTGATTACCAGAGCCAACTTTTGCATTGTCTCGGAACTCTTGGTGAGTCACTAGACCAACAAAGTCAACACCTAAGTTTACAGCTCCTGCTAGAGAGTCAACGGCATTCTCAGCATCACCAGCATCGATAGCACGTGCGACGCCTTCTTTAAGTCCAAGTGCTGTAGCAGCAAGTGTGTTAGATGCAGCAGTAACTTGGTTAAGCTCAACAAAGCCAGCATCAGCACCTTTGACAACAAACTGATACCCGTTGTGCGTAACAACAGCGCCCGGCAATGCTGCATTAAATGCAACAGTCAAGTTGGCAGCAATACCATCGTAAGTTGAATCAGCTCCGTTGATTGCATCAGTAGCATCAATAGAGATAGATACACCATCTAGATTCATGCTAATAAGCTCTTCGCCACCTGACCATGCAACAGCAGCATCAGCAATAATTTCTTCGGGAGTACCGGAGCCACCACCAACCAGAACACCAACGGTATCGTTTTGGAAGTTTACAATTGCAGTGAAGTCTTTGGGTGTAGGAGTCTGTCCGTAGAATGCAGCAGCTGCTTTATATACTTCAGAAGATGATTCCCAGTCTGCGGTAACGGAGGCAAGACTTGTATAAGCCCGTCCACGTTCACCAATAGTAATTTCTCGGCCAGCTTTGGCAGCATCAGCATCGTTTGTTAGGAAGCCGAGGATACCAAAGTTTCCACCAGAAACACCAGACGGTGCAACAGAGATGGCTACATCAGCAAATTCAGTAATTTCAATCGCCATGATTGTTAATCCTTATTCGTTAATTTCAAATTCAATCTCGCGCAAGTAGTCGCCTTTGTAAAACTTGCCAGTTCCACGCACCGAAGTTATGTTATCAGTTGTGTAGTTGAATATTCGTGTTGTATAAAGTTCTATAGAAAACCCTTGTCGAGTTTCCCATTCCCTTTCTAAGCTTGCTGTTTCATCAGATAGTGGAGTACATCGTACGAAGCCATAGCCAGATTTAATCATAGCTTGCTTTATGCTTTCCTGTGGCCAACCGTGCATTATCATAGAAGAGGCCACGCCGTCAGTATCAACCACACCAACTCTAAACCGTAATTTCACTGGACTCACTACTTGAAACTCTGTAGTGTTTTCATCCTGTGAAATTATCCGGTTGTTGGGTATACCAATTTGGTACTCTTCTATTAATCGTATGTGTGCGAAGTCGCCAGCAGGCTTTGGAGCATCCCCTTGCCTAGCCGGGTAGCTAAACTTGGGTATGCCAACCATAGTATCTATAAAGGTCTGCATAACCTTAACGTCATCACGTTGAATTGTCTTGTAGCTCATATCTCTTTTGCCTCTATAAGGAATGAGTTAAAGCCAAACACAGTTTCGTCAGATTGTTGGATGATGTTAAATACCTTGCCTTTAAATATGATCTGGTCACGTATGCTTATATCGTAAATATCTCTTACATACAACGATCGGTAATCCGTGTACCGTTCACCGCCATCTTCAGCGACAGTGGCTAAGCCCTCACTAAATTGAGAGAACTTGTTACCAACGATAACACGACCAAAAACAATAGACTTCTTCTGCTCCCCTTTCACCCACGTATTGTCATCATCAAAGTAGCCGCCTTGATTCTTAAGTAAAGTCAGTCGGGTAAGCATCTTAGCATTGAAAGCGCGCCTCATGTTCATTGCCATGTCAGATACCTCTCAAGCCAACTAGCACTGTTTTTCGGTAAGTCCAGTATCGTTTGCCGTAAGCTGTAGTTAGTAACTCATCAGCAGATACAGAAGCTTCCGCTACTGCTTGCTTTATAATTACATCGTCTACTTCTTGGTGGGAGATAGGGCCAGTCACGCCACCGTCACCTGACTCAGTTTGCTGAGCGAGGTATAAGAAATGAGCTGCCAAGTAGAGCTGAGCTACATCGTAAAAGTCTAACCACTTTTCAGGGTCGTTCATACGTAGTGCAGCATCATCCAAAAACATTTGAACTCGATCGTCATCTTGATTGCAAAACTCAGTGAATCTAGTTTGAAAGTCTGCTACACTTGCCATGACTAAGCTTCCTTCTTAGCAGGAGCTTTCTTAACAGCAGGCTTATCCTTAATATCTTTATCAACTTCAGCAAGCAAGGCTTTAGCAGAGGCAATGGCAGCAGCTTTCTCAGCAGCTTTTACTTCTTCAGACTTCTTAGGCTCTACAACAATAACAACCTCGCCAGACTTCACAAGGCCAGCCAGTTTGCTTTCGATAGTTGCATAATCTTCGTCTTTAAGTTCTAAGGAAGCTTTTGCTGGAATAAGAATTCTGTTGCCAGTAGTTCCTATAACTCCAAGGTTTAGCTCCATTTTCGATTTAAGTTTCATCTTTATTCTCCAAAGTTTTATTTCCAGCACTTAAAATTTCAAATGCTTTTTGTTGATTCTCTTTAACAGTAGAAAGGTTTTCATCAATTCTAATGAGCCTATCATTCATTCCATATACAAGATTGTTTACTCGTTTATCCTCTACTTCTCCTGCTTCAAGTGAAGCTACTGAAGTATTTAAGCTAGCAATAGTTAATAGTACCCAAGCTATTAGAGGAACCAGCAGTGTAACTAAGTGATCAATTTTGAACTTCATGGTTAACATTCCTTGCGGATTAGCCCCACCGAAGCAGGGCTATTGACAACTAAGCCTTAGCGCCCATTAGGAAATGTTGGATAGCAGCAGGACGGATTGTCTCGACACCAGCAAATCGACCATAACAGTTGATCTCAAACTCAAGACCTTTAAGCTGTACAGGAAGGTGAACGTATGGGAACGGCTCACGAATGCGCATGTTCTCAGATCCAGCAGCGATTACAGTAATACCTTCATAGCCATTGCCCGAAGCAAAAGCACCAGAAGGAGAAGCAGGGTTAGGATAAATCCCTTCTACTTCATTGATGTCTTTGAACTGATCTGTAGACGTAATGAATTTGTTGTTACGAACAAACCACTCGATGATAGACGTATCAGTAGTTTCTGATCTTGGTGTGTTGTGTAGCAACTGAAGGTTCTCTACAGACAACCAAATCTCAGAAGGACGGAACAATTGCTTAGTATCAACATACATAGCTGTAACTGCCGATGTAAGATCTTCAATAATCTCTGAAGGAGTCTTGTCTGCCCAGTGCATACTAGTTCCAGAAACACCTTGAAGAACTGAACGTGTAGCTGTCCCAGCAGGGAAGTTAGCAGGGCCACCATAGATGCCGTGAATGTTATTTTCCACATCACCAAAGAAGATCAACTGGTTTACTTTCTCTTCGTATGAACGACGAGTAGCTTCAGCTTTACGGCTGTCTAGAGGCATGCCAACAATTTTAGCAGCAGCAATTTCTTGGCGTGAATAGCCATACGCATTACCAAGAGTTTTAACAGTGATAGAATACTCTTTACCAGAGATGTCACCACGTGGAAGATCAGTAGCCTTACCTGCAATAATTGCAGTCTCGCCACGCTTGTCGTAAGAACGGTAAGTGATCGAGTTGATCCCTTCGCCGCCTTCCGTATTAGTCGTAAGAAGTTCCCGACCTTTTAGATCTGGATAAAGAACGTCATACGAAGTAGCTTGAATATATTCAAGTTGACGTTGAAAGAATAGTCCATCTGAGTCAGATGCGAATGTACCGTTAGCAACCATTGCTGAAACTGCATCGTTAAGTTCTACTTCGATCATTTCCTGATCTTTTAGCTCAACGTTGTTTTCATCGATTGCAAATGCTTTTACTTTAATACCCATGAGATATATTTCCTGAATTTTTGATACGGGCTAAATGCTATTTAGTCCCGTCTAATAGTTTACAGACAGTCTAGCTTAAGCTACGATGTCAAGACGGACTTTAACAACTTCACCAACTGCACCAGCTTGATCAGAGATAACGTTGCTTGTAACTACGAAGTTGCCACTAGTAATACCACCGCCAGCAAATGCACCAGTTACAGTATCAACAGAGAGGGCTTCACCAACTGCAACAGCCGTATCAGTTACTTCTACATACAAGTAACCTTGACGGATAAGTGATGCAGAGTAAGTAGATTTGTAGCCAGTATCAGTACCATCTGAAGGAATAGAGTTAGCTTCGTGGTTGTACTCACGCTGGGTGATAGCAAATACATTAGCAGCAGAACCAGCTTGGATTCCGCGCTCAATAGTAGCGTGACGAGAAACAGCAACACCAAAGTCTAGCGCGTAACCAGAAGCAGCATCATTAGCATCAGTAACGATACCAGTTTGGACAACACGTGGGCCTGAATCGACAAGCTCACCAGCGTAGCCACGTTTAGTATAAAGATCAAAGTTTTGAATAGTCATCAGACAGTTTCCTATTTAGAGTTGCGAGCAACAGAGCGAGCACGAGCCTTTTCAGAAAGACTTAGCTCAGGTTTTGAATCAACGATAATGTCTGAGGCTTCTTTAGCCATCAGCTTACTCATTGGTGTTTCGCCTTTAGCGGCATCCACTAGCATTTCAAAGATGGCAGCAACAAAGTCGTCACTTTTGCCTTCAAGATCTTTAGTGGGCATTTGGTCTGCAACAACCATGCGGTGAATTTCACTAACTGATTTGTCAGCAACGTCACGCATGTCTGCAACCAATCGTGCATTCTCGATAGCTTCACAACGCTCGACAACACCTTCTTTAGCAGCTACCTTAGCAGCAGCCAGTTCTTCTTTTGCATCAGACAACAAAGCCTCTCTTTCTTCTAGAGATCCTTGGAGCTCTGAGATCTTCACGTCAGCTAAAGCAAGCTGAGCTTCAGCGTCAGTAACTAGTGCAACTTGCGCATCAAACTCATCAGCTGTAAAAGTCTTTTTAACTTCCTCTTTAATCTTAACCTCAACGCCAGCATCAGCTAAGACTGCTTCGTCTGCAAGATCGATTGCTTCATCACTAATCCTGCACGAAGATCCTGCGCGGCCTTTAGCAACAATAGCGATGTGATTTGCACGAATGTTACGTTGAAATAATTTACCTTCGACTTCTTCAATGTCGCAGAGGTAGCCAGCAGATAATTCTTGAGTGCCATCTTCGAGAGCATCAATAGCTTCCTTGGCAGTTAAGATAAGTGTACCACCTAAAGTATCTTCATCACGTACTGGCATACCTTCGAGCATACCAACTTGCAACTCTTTAGAATTGTCAGCAGATACAGCAATAGACTTACCATCAGCATCTTTAGGGTGGCCAATAGTTACAGGCGCGCTACGGAAAGACTCTAGAGAATCTTCAGCAAACACATCTGCTTCGTCACGCCATACAGTAACGATTTCTTTAGCGTCACGATTTGTGAGGCCAAGTTGCCCAGCAGTGTAAAGCTGCGATCCGGTACGAGCAAAAGCACAAGGTACGTGCATCTGTCCAGCATCAGTAAGCTTACGACTGGTTGGGACACTAATACGATCATTCAATAAGATCATTTCTTAGTTCCTTGTTTAATTGTTGGAGCGGGAGGATTTGGATCATCACCCACTTTAGCGGTCTTCAGTATAGAACCATACTCTACCAATTCTTCTAAAGCAGATTCCCGGCTAATTATTCCTGCTTCCGTCAGCGTAGCCATCTCTTCAGATTTAGCTTTGCATCGATCTGCCTTTTGAGCAGCGGATTCAGGGAAGATACAATTCCACTCGTAAGTGAAGTCTTCCTCTGGTAGACCAAAGTGGGCAGCTAACAACATGTCCATAACACCCAAACGAGGATTATAAACATCTTTGTGCAGACCCTGTAAAGTCTCAATATAGTTAACTAAGTCTGACTCTCCAGTAGCATTCATTCCATCAGGGCTAGCCGATAGAAAGCGTGTAGCTGGGATCGAGACAGATGCAGAAACCATCTTGAGATATTCCCAGATCAAATCCTTCACGCCCGAAAGCTGAATTTTCTTCTGGTCGTACTCTTCAGTTGAGTCTAAGATAGACACACCAAAGTTGGACTTAATACTTTTCCAATCGGCAAAGCGTTGCAGCATAGCAACAGTGCCTTTGTCATTTTCAAGTATGTTTTGTAGTCCTTCGATCTTAATAACATCAGTGTTAGCTTCTTGAACCATTTGTGCCGCAGCACTCGAAGTAGCATGGAAGTTGTCAATCTGATTCATTAAAGGTATTAAGACTGAATCACTATACCAAAGGTTACGTTGACGTTCGTATATAGGAAGTTCAGTTCCTTCGAAGCGGATCAGTCGGTCTTTGTGTATAGGTGTAGAGGGATTGTTAACAAAGTGATAAGCTTCGGGTAGTCCAAAGTCAGGTGACATGTTCTCTAGGTTTATTACGCCAGTCGCCACTATACGTGTACGATCAACTACCCACATGTTCTTGATACAACCCGGCTTCAAGTTTTTCCAGTTGACAGGCTTGTCCGTAGATCGGCCATCATTTATATCAAGAACAATAAAGCTCGTGCCATATAATCTAGCCCACTTGTGAGCATCACGGAATAACTTATCTACCTTGAAGAATTCGTCAGCCTCTTGAGCTTCTTCGCTCCCCAGCTTTCGCCATTCTCTAGTTAAGTCTTGTGGGACAATCTGGCAAACCTTTTGGCTCAACCAGTCTTCCCTGTACCGCACTGATAAAGCAACGTGGTCGAAGTTGCGACCTGAGTGATTCCACTCATTGAACGTTGCCTTATCCTTACTAGTACCTAAACCTGTTGCCAGATTTGATAGACCATCGTAGAGAGACATTGATCTAGCTTTTTCGCTAATTTTAATGTCACTCATTGTGCCTCCTAAAAGTTTAATTGCCTACGGCACGTCAGATACTATATCAGCTACCGTCATGTTATACATAACAAAGTGTGCTGAACCTACTTGGTCTTGTAAGGTAGGATATGTATCACCATCACCCATCCTCCACCAGTGTGTAGGAGAAGTGCCTAATGTAGTAAGATCAAAAGTATTACCTGAATTATAGATACTACTTACGTTACTACTTTGATCGCTATTCCATATGGATAGTTCGTCTATTTTACAACCGGATTGTAAGTAATTTCCACTAGCATACCTGCCAACTCGAAAGTTATCTGCGTCTATGCCACCAGAATAACCAAAATTGTTGTGTGTCCATAACCCACCTAAAGTGATGTCAACTCCATCTATAAATACTTTAAATCTAGAATAGAAATTACTAAGGTTGCCACTACTAGCTCCTGTAGTACCTCCATCGTAAGTTACTACTACATGTTTCCAAGTGTTCGCGGGTAGCACGTTGCTTGCGCTACTCCACTGTACCTTGTTATTGCTAGAGCCATAAGATAGGCGTAACTGATCATTACCGCCGCGATACCTAAGATAGACATTCCCACTATTAGTAATATCGTTATCACCGAAGTATAGTATTGTTTGCCCATTGCTGTTACTAGAGCTGCCTTTGAACCAAAAGCTTATACTCCAAGCATCACTAGACCCTGATCCGTTAGAAGCTCTACCTAAAGTAGCATCTAGTAAAGCAGCGTTAGCTCCTAAGTAATCGGAGGTATTGAACTGTACGCTCTTAGTATCAGCAAATGGAGGTGTACTCACTGTAAGTACTATAGTCTTGCTGTCCTCACCATTATAGTTAATAGCCTTGACAGGTATGTTGTAAGTACCTACACTAAGCGAACTACCGCCTACTAACTTGCGTACATTACCTTCTACAGTTGTTACCCCTGACACACTAGACAAATCCCATTCATAACCTACACCATGGTCTGCCGTAAGTTCATAGTTAAGAGTCTCACCCTCTACCAAAGCTATAACAGTACTAGAGGTAATAGCAGGTGCCTCGCCTTCAGAAGTTCCTGATAGTGCAAATAGAGCATTCAAGGTATCACATACCTGCACTGCTGTGCCCGGATAGGGATTTCCGTTTTTGTCTGCTATATCTGTGTGTGGTATAGCTGTAAGTATTTCAAAGCCTTTAGCTTGGTCTGTCACTGATACAGTATCGGGTACACTTACCGTAGCATGCAGAGTGTTCATAAACTGTGCACCATTTGGGTCTTCTATAAAGATAGCATTAGCTGCTACATCTTTGTATATCTTGATCATGCTATGTCCTATATACCCAGTACGTATATGACTGAACCTGCGTTAGTAACAGTAGCATCGTACGAGGTTCTTAGTTGAAACCTACCTAAGTTATCTCTTGTATTAGTATCACCCATGTACAAGAAGCTAGTGTTTAGCGCAAACTGGTATTCAAGTCCTGAACCATGGCTTAACGTAGCTACTGTGCTGCTTAGAGCATACTCTCCTACTCCTGTGCCCAGTAGATATCTGGCGTCTAGTATAGTGTTGTTGACAGCAGGTATTACAGTATAGTCATTTCGTACAAGAATAGCAGAACCTAAAGGCAAACCAGAGAAGTCAAATTCCCCCGCGCTGTTCATTAACTCTGCCACTCCATCAGGCCCATACACTTTGTTAGTAAAAGCTCCTGCACCATCATTAGTAATCGTAGTCCATGTATCGGTAGGCAACAGTATAGGCGAAACATTAGTGCTTACATCATTATAATCTATGAAACCATCTGGATTACTTTCGTCTTGCCAAGCTGTATTGAAGTCATCTGCACCCAACTTTTTAAGCACTTGTCCTTCTGTTCCACCTACAGGGAGCCCTAATCCTGCTTCTCCTTTGCTACCTTGTGGGCCTCTCTCTATAACCTCAACTACCTTATATTCATCTACAGTTACTTCAATAGTCATCAGATCACCTGTGGAGTTATGTTGACGCTGCCATAAAACAGAGTTTCTTTAGTACCAGAAAGGCCGCTAGGATAAATAACAACCTCATACTTAAGTCGTCTCTCTGTTAGTATAGCAGTGTCGGCACGTGCAAAGTCAAAGTGGAACTTTCCAAGTGCCGCATCGTCTATGGTAGCTTCTTGTGATAAGGTTGGGTTTGCACACTCAAAAAGAATGAGTGCGCCAGCTATATCTACAGGAGCACTATCTGCCAAGTACCGAAGGTAGACAGTCTTATCATCGCCCTGTCTAATTACAAAGTTGTATTCTGGAATGTCAGTACATGACATAAGTGTTTCCTCTAATTGGTTGTTTACGTGATAGGTCTACGCAGCAGTCCCACCATTAAAACGTAATGAAGCAGTATCACTAGCAACTGCGGAAGCGCCGGGACTTACTGTACGACGAATCCAGATACCTAAAGAGTCACCGAAAGGCAGATCACCACCAATAGGCAGGCTGTTCCCAGCTCCTACTAATGAGTGCCATGTTACTCCACTAGGTTCTGTAAACTCATTAGCTAGAGTTTCCATAGAAGCGCCAGCTCCTTCAGGTGCTAGAGCGATAGATATATCAGTGTCAGCACTCGTAGAGTCTGATTCAATATATATGGCAGCACTAAGTAGATCTAATGATGCGTTATCGTTTGCGATATAGATGCCACGATACTCAACGTCACCAGCAGTTGCTTCACTGACATTTACGATATCGAACAAGTTGTGCAAAGAGCCACTTGTAATTTCTACACTAGATACAGCACCACCTAATGATGCGTCACCACTAGAGTTAGCTGCACCGCCAGAGTAGTAGTAGTTTAGTTCTGAAGCTATAATAGCCATTTCAATTACCTTTGTTTGTTTTAAGTAGTGTTATGTCAACATCAACTGGGTAAAATAACTCACCGTATTCAGTTGCAGATCCGTCTATGCTCCAAGCTGTGCGCAGTCTTGGTGCTTGTAAGTATCCCCTTAATGTCCAAGGAATATCTAGTTCTTCTGAGTATACAACCCCAGTGACAACCCAAGGAATGTCAAGAGAAGTAGATTCTACTCCTGTTGTAAATCCCCAAGCTAAGTCAAAGCTGGGTGACTCTACCGCAGAGGCTATACTCCAATCAAGGTCTAAGCTGTCGGAAAGAATACCTTCAGCAATTTCCCAGTCAAAGCCTAAGCTACTGGCAGCAACACTTGCAGCAATTTGCCAATTAAGGTCTAAGCTACCAGTAGCACTTGCAGCAATTTCCCAGTTAAGGTCTAAACTGCTAGTGACACTTGCAGCAATTTCCCAATCAAGGTCTAAGCCGTTGTCTGATACAGCTCCTAAACCTTCCCAAGTAAGATCTAAACTATCGGAAAGCACATCTCCTACAGGGACAAGAGTTCCCCACACTATGTCTAGGCTAGGTGACTCTGCTAAAGAGACCACTTCCCAAGACACATTAAGTGCAGGAGACACTACATTAAGAATTAACGGCGCTTCGAAGTTTGCTAATCTAACGCCGCCACTTATATTATTGCGTAGGTAAATACTCATTACGCACCATCAACAACAGTCATCGTGCCACATGCAGTCTGGCCATTGCTCCTTTTAAATACTACAAAGACAGTATCGCCTATCCCGCCAACTAGATCATCGCTAATTGAAAACACGCCTGAACCGTCAGTAGTTGCTGCAACTGTAGAGTAAAGTTCTGTTCCACCATCAGTATCATAAACATGGATCGTCAGATCTGTTTCGTTAATGATTACAGCATTAGAGTTCTCAGCGTCTAGCAAAGTATCTGTTAGAGTTGGCTCTCCTGCGTATACTTCCCAAACTAAGTCAAGAGCATTTGAAGTAGTTACAGAAGATATTTCCCAGCCTAAGTCTAATGAGTCAGATGTTGCAGTAAGGTCAACTTCAATCGTCATGGTCTCAGTCGTGCCAATCGTGCCATCAGTCTGAACAACTCGACGGTCGACTGTTATGTTACTAACCCAATCTCCATCTACAGCTTGACTTACATTGACTTCACCTGTCGCTAAGACACTAACCGTCACACCAGAATCTAGAGTGCTTGTAATGTCATACTCAAGATGATCTCCTGATACTGCTGCGGTTCCTGTATATCCCTCTAGCATGGAGCCTTGAGAACTCACAGGATCTACTAAGTCAACTAGCGTATAGTCTGCTTGTATAGTAAGTGGGATAGCTGAAGTATTGTCTGTCTCAGCATCTACTGTGAGCGTCCAGACGTAGCCCGTACCGTCCACTTGCTTAGACAGGTCGCCTACATCAAACGTTGCAGTATACGCAGATGGGCCAGAGCTTACTACACTTGTACAAGTCAGTGTATCATCACCGCTTGTTAAGCTAGTATTGCCTATCGATGCAGGAGTAGCAGCATTCGAGAATGTCACATAAAAAGACGTCCCACGTTGCATCCCTGCACTAGTGCTATCAACTGACAGCACTGGCACATAAGAGTAACTACTCTCAGTAGTCCAATGCCATGTGGCTGCTGAAGCATCCCAGAACCTAACTGGCCCATCAGTACCTGTCAGCACATTACCTGCAACATCAACTGTATAGCCATCAGTGGCTATGTAGTCTGAAGATGTAAGAGTTATGCCATAGGTGTCCAGTGCATGATCTGCTAGCGCAGTGCCTGTCGTACCATCTGACTGCACTATTGACCAGCCAGTTGGCAACTCAACAGGCACGTTAGCAAGAGTAACAGCTCCGTTCGAGTCTGTAAGTTCTGCTGTGTGAGTGCCGGGCAGTAAGTTAGGCCACTCTGGTACGTCGAAGGTAGTTGTTGTTAGGGTGGCTGCTGCGCCTTCAGCAAAAGCTATATGGACAGAGTACGTACTGTCGGCAGAACCTTGCTGTACACTTGAGAATGTAATATCGCTTAGCGTCTCATTGCTTGTGTGTAACTTGTGCGCAGAGACAGCTATCATAGTATCGCCAGCTCCAACAATATCGGTGAAGCCCCCATCTACTGCGTTATATGTCTCGCCTGAATACCCCCGATCTTTGCCGGAAAATACAATACTCAAATCACCTGTTTCAACATCTCGACTGTTTGATGCTGCACACACTGCGTCTGAGACAGAAGGAGCAGAGTAACCGCCAGCTCCTGCCAACTTAACCAACGCGCCACTAGTCGGCCTAAACTGTTTAATTATCACCCTGTAGTTTGAGGAGGATGTTAAATCAAAAGAATAGGTAGATGGCTCAGAGGCTCCCGCTATCTTCCAGAAGACGGCTTGTGATGCGGTCTCCCCTGTCGGCGGGGTTTCTTGGAGTGCTTCTGTGAATCCAGCAAGAGTAGCTATTGCAACGGAGTCATTCCTGTTGATGTAAACAGTAATCAGGTCTCCATCAGCAATAGTTAGTCCATGCGCAATGTCTGCACTAGCGCTGCTGCCCGTAGAGGAGCTACCCCCTATATATGTAATACTCATGCAAGTGCTCCTATTAATGTTACATCTGCGCCGATGTCTGACCCGTCACTTGCTGCGTTCTCGCCTGCGCTTCCTGTCTGCAATGCGTAGTTAGCTATCACATCACCAGCTCCAACAAAGGTCGGTGTGCCCTCTACTGAATTAGCATCTGAACTGTTAAATGTTCGCCATCCTGCGAGGTCTACTGAGACGCTTGATTGAGGGCTCTCGATAAACGTGTGTTCAATTGAGCTTGGTGTAAACAAGTTGTAGTCGCTGTCTGATGTGACAGAACCTAACTGGCCTACTCTCAAGCCTGCATCGAAGATACAATCCGTAAACTTGTTGTTTTTAGCACCCGCTTGTGCAGATTGATTCTGGCTAGACAGATAAGGTCTACCCAAGAACGTGCAGTGATCAAACCAATTCCAATCCCCAGCCTCACCGCCATCAGCTTCTGCTAACCTGAGTCCTGTACCAAAGATACAGTTATCAAACAACACACCTTCACAGTTATAACCAACCGCTGTTCGAGTTGATCCAAAGAACGCGCTGTTAGAGACCGTGATATGCTGAGTATTCGAAGCTAGATCGCCTGCACCATGCTTATAGTAAATGCCACTTCTAAAGTCATACGTTTCAAGGCGATTAATTGACCCAGTGCCTACACCCGAACTGTCAATAATGTATATCCCGCCCGTGTTCTGATGAACTGTAGACGGGTCAACAGTGAGCGACACTTTCACTTTGTCCACTTCGTAATCGTTACCACCACGCAGCTTGATCAAGCCGACATTATCACCACCGTAAGCCGTTTCACCTTCAATGGAGATAAACTTAGGACTCAACGGATACGGTGCGTTTTCAGCACAATCAAACGCCGTTACATAATCCACGACTTTTAGGTGCGTGAATTGCCAATAGTCCGTCAAATCCATATTGATCCAACTAGAGCCACCACAATCAATAATAGGCTCCTCACTCGGATAGCTTGTCACTGTTATGTAATTGCCTGCCGTGCCATCATTGACGTTAAAGCGGAAGTTATAAGATGAGACTGAGTGAGTACCACCACGAAGATACAATGTATCTCCTGCAACTAGCTTAGGAAGTGAAGCGTTAATAGTGGCCCAAGGTGAGCCAATAGAGCCGTCACCCGTTGTATCACTGCCACCAGTTGCCGCTACATACTTAGGTTGAGCAGCAATACTTCTACTTGAATCATAAGGAAATTCTGCCGCAGCTAATAAATTGATACGCTGTGGTAGCAAACCAACAACTGCCGTGTCAGATTCATACGCGCCCATATTCTCACCACCCTTACCTGTACCAATACAGGGAGAGCCACTAGCTAGTAGGTAGTCACCGCCTGCGTAATTCTCGAAAAGCGGGTCGCCTTCTACTGAATTGCCATCAGGGTTCGAAACGCCTAACGTGTTAGCCGCATTAGTGACTGCTTGCCAAGCTGTTAAACCTTCGTAGTTTGTTGGTGAATTATAGTGATTTAGCCGCACGTTAAATGCAGGATAAGCACAGTTATAATCCGACTCTACAATCTCTGTTACTTGTGTACCGTTTGACCATGTTCTAATAGCAGGTGCTTGACTGTCTGACGTATTAAGAGGATCAGTTACACCGTAGAAAATGTTGCTGTGGTTGTGTACATCATCAATACCTTTCATCTCGATAAACTTAGAATCAACAAACGTGTTGTTATTAATGTTTAAGCCAGATGATTGATCAAATGTACTGTGAGAACTGTCATCATCAATTGAGTTCCCGCCAACAACTAGATTGTACTCAAACGTGTTGTTGTGGTGTCCATACGGACGACCTGCGGTATCGCTGTGATTAAGCTGTAATGCTGATCGATTGTGATCGTGAATGTAGTTTTTGCGTATTACGTTGTTACCCACTGACGCTGCGGCGTTAGGCGCCTTGTGATAAACAGCATCTGCTAAGTTATAGAACTCACAGTACTCAACAACTGTATTCTTCATTCCGTAGCTGTGTACGCCTGCCCCGTTTTCTTGTGACTGACTACCGCCCACATCAATGTCATGAATTAGTGTGTTCGCAACATAAACGCCGTCTGAATAGTCCTCTTCGATCTTGACGCCACCGGGGTTAGTACCGCCACCGCCGCTAATGCCATATATCTCTGAGTTGATTATCGCAACATACCCAATCTGCTCGGAATTAGAGTATTCATTATGGATATAAACACCGCCATGACTTGCGCCATGAATCGTTAAGCCATCAAGAATAATGTAGCGCTGGTATGTGCTACCACCCCCCGGATTACCTGCAATGCCGTATTGATCAATATTGAAGCCAGAACGTAACCCGCTCGCATCAATCACAACATTACCTGCTTGATATGCCTGATACCAAATAGGGTCTGTCGCTGTACCGCGCCCCGGGTTAATGCCACCACCTTCTGAACTTTGAGCATTATCTTGATTCGTATAAGTACCTGCTTCGATATTTATGCGAGTGCCAGCGCCAGAGTTTGTATACCCTGCTACCGTTGTTGCCGCATAATCTATGTCAGCCCAAGCTGTACCAAGTGTTAAACCATCGTTACCGTTGTTACCCGACGTTGAAACATAGCGCTCCGCTGTCGGCTCATTGACACTAGACCACCAGCCTTGAGTTAGCGCAGCACTACCACCTTGTACTGGCGGGGTAGACGGTATTGTGTAAGTTTCAGCATTAGTAACAACTAAGTCATCAAGATTGAATGTCTTACTTACGCTGTCTGCTGCGTGTAGGTATGGCCCTATATAGAATTGACCCCACTGCTCGCCTGCACTCTCTCTGACTTGCATGTCAGTAATATCTAGCACTTGCACATCATCAGCAAAAGCTTTAACTGTGCCATTAGCTTGACCAACATCATTCAAAGTACATTGGACAACTAGCTCATGGACATTCCCATCGTTAAGGCTTAACCCAGTTGTGTTGTACTCAGGCCAAGGCGATCTATCCGCAGAAGCAGGGTTAACACGTAAGTTACCGTCGATTACTTTGATCTGGTTAATCAAGTATGGTGCGGTAGAGCCTGCGTAGATTGGAGCGTCACTGGATAAAACATGAAGCATGTGGTTGTCACCGCTAAATCCAGCGGTACACCAGAACTTGAATTTAATTTCAAACGTATCAGAAGCTTCAAACAGTCTACGCATAGTAGACCCGCTGTTCTGCCCTGTCTCACCAACGCCCCAAGTCATAGAATAACCATTTGAAGCATCGTCAGGATTAGTGCTTTGCGTATACGCTAGTTCGTCGTACCAAGGGGCGACTAAAGGTGTAGCGCTAAAGTTCTCAGTGAATGAGTCTGAGGGAGGAGTAACAACCAACGGCTGAATATACTGAGTAGCATCAGTCTGTCCCGTCACCGGATCAGTGATAAGCATAGGCACATCACCAATAGTTAGCGTTAGTGTATTCTCGTCAAGGATGTTAGACACATTTGCAATGATACCTGTATCGCCAAAATCAATTGGGTTGCCAGCGTTTATGTCGTCTAGAGAGGCTGTTGGGGTGCCCGTTTGACCAAATACAGAGAGAAGCCCAACAGCTTTCGGTGTGCCACCCCAAGTAACAGTAGGTGAGGTCTCTGCTATAGCGCCTAAGTTTTTGTGTGCTATGAAGCTAGCCCCACTACCCCCAGCATTACCAAAATGTTGTTCATCAATAGTATAGCTTTCGTCAATACTATTGACTATTGCTGCACCATTTTGATGTGATGCTACTGCTATTGCTAGAGTCCCTGTGAGAGTAGGGGTCAACGGGCCTAAATCTAAAGACCCGTCAAAAGTTGGTGCATTAGATTGAGAGGAACTAACATCTAAGGGTGAAGCTGCCCATGGGCCTTCATACTCTGTATACTGAGCCCACCAACCTCCTGAAACACTCTGCTGCACATCAACAGAAGTTTCGCTACCGTCCGACACTTTATAGTACAAAGTTGTAATAAGACTTGAAGCAGTATCTTCAGCAGTAGACGCTACAAGCCAGCCTGTAGGCTGAGTTGCCGAGCCATTACCCCTGTATATCAGTGTAAGAAGATTGCCTGACGTAGCTGTTGCAGCGAACGTCAAAGTACTAACGAAAGTACCAAAGTTTCCTGAAATTCTGTCTACAGTTGTAGTATTTACTATATCCCTGTAAGCCATTATACGTCTCCTGCTACAACATGTGAGTACTTCTCAAGCCATGTGTAGTCACCTGTTGGCCCCTCGTCATGATATTGAGTATTGATATCATAACCGGGGATATTTGCAGCTCCCCA